AATATAACCTTGTGGTACTGCAATGATCTTACCATCTTTATATCCAAGACCATTAACATGGTTCTTTAATATAGAAATTTTTGTTCTAATTGCAAACGACACTTTTCTACCATTCTTAGTGGCGTCAATGTGACTAATACCCGCTTTTTTCTGATTACCAAATAAGAACACTAATGATGATGCCAACCATACCGCTTCACCACCTTTAGCCTTGATTTCAGGTTGTCCAAATGGATTATCAGGAAGTAACACCCAAGGCTGATTTAAAATCACCAAAGTGTTATAATAAGGATATTCTTCTTTTTTAGATTTTGAGATTCTTGAATGAATCCCCATACCAATCTTATCTGCAAGTACCTTAGCGTTGTGCATTCCACCGCCTTTTCCATCAAAAGTCATCTGACAAGGTACACTACCAATACTATCCCATAAAAACAATAAATTATAAGGTATATCTCCCTTTTCTTGAGAATCAAGTATTTCATTAATAAACTCAGTTGCTTGTTCAATCACATCAAATGAATCGTTAAAAATAAACATACCATCATACTCACCAAGTTCGTTTTTCTCCGCTTGCAATCCTAATTCAATTGCATGTTCCCAAGACCATTTTTTCTCAGTAATAATAAGAACAGGTAAATGACCTTTCTTTTGTGCGTCAGCCGCAGCAAGAATCATTGCCGTTGTTTTTGAAGTATTTGAGTGCCCTAAAAACATGTTAACACCCCCCATTACAGGTCCGGGTAATCCACAAGAGTTCATAAACGCTTCCCCGCAATTATAAAAACTTTCGGGTTTATATTTTGTTTTGGTGGAAAACTTACTTTTTATTGCGTCTAAACTAAATTCTTTCTTTTTCAATGCCATAATAATTAATAATTGTTATATAAAATATACATAAAAAAACGGGAACAATAAACTGCTCCCGTTATAGTTTTTTTAATTAAATTAGAATGGTAAGTCTTCGTCTACTTCATCATTTTTTTGTGGGTCCGCAACCTCAGTAATTGAAACTGATTTTGTGCCTCCAATAGAAACTTCAGATGTTTCATTGTTTGAATAAGCGTATCCGCCCTTTTCAGAATCCCATCTTGGGGTTTCTCCTCTTGCAAGTGCCTCAAGGTATTCTACAGGTTTTTTTGAATAAACATCCTCCCAAGTCATTTCATTACCAACCCAATCAGCCATTTGATCCGTATCCTTAGAAATTGGGGTTGGGTCGTCATACATAACAGTTTGGATAACCGTGTAAGTCGCGCCTTTTGGTGTTTTAGCTTTTGTTAACTCAAGAATTAAATCACGACCATTATCAGGATCTGTAATATCTCCTTTAGCCTTCCAAATAGGAATGATTTTGTCAAGGATACCTTCTTGTTTGTAGTTGTGTTTAAATCTCCAAAATTTTACGCCATCCTGTTCGTTATCACGATCAACAACTTTTACAATATAAAACTTACGAGATCTATATTGTGTTGCTAATTGTTTGTCAGATTCTTTTCCTGTTGACATAAGTTCTTCATAAACTTCATTCAAAGGTGAACGCTCATTGTCATTCTTTGCTGGATCGTAAAATTTTTGCCATTTACCGTCTACTTGAACTTCGTGAAACCATACTTCTTTGAATGGTGAAGATCCGTCTGTTGTAGGTAAAATACGGATTGTCCGTTGACCTTGTTTTTCGTTGTCTTTCAATATTGCCGCGAAATATTTTTTCATACGGTCTTCTGAAGACATTTTTGATGTAGCGTTTGAGCTACTTTGTGATTTTTCGTACTGTGAAAGTACTGCGTCTAATGAATTTGTCGCCATTTTAGTTAAATTTAAATTAAAGGTTTATTGTAGAATTATAGGTATATAAAAAGGTATAGTCAAATAGTATTGTAAAAAAAGTTTAAGGTCTATATTTTCGACCTTAAAACTTATGAATTATATCTGTTTAATAAAATATCGTCTTCGTCTTCCATTGGTTCATTAAATGTTTTTTCAATGTCGGAAGGGCTAAAGTTTTCAACTTCATCTTGGGTTAAAACATATTCGTTTTTACCTGTTTTTTCCATTTCTTCTTCTTTGTCTTTGAAGAAGTCTGCTAAGTTTTGTTTGTATGGTCCGGAATCTAAACTTCTTAGTTCAAGTTTTTCTTGTGGTGTCTTAGGTCTATATCTCTCAACTTTAGCGTCCAATATATCAATTTTTTGAACTATATTGTCCATTTCGGCCAATTTTTCTTCCATTGTTTTAATTTGATTAAACAAGTTTTCAAAATATTCTTCTTGTTTATCTGCCATAGTTTTTTGTGAATCAACTAAGTCCGTTATATCTAGTTCTTCAGTTTCACCTTCACCCTCTGTTCCTTCTTCATCATCACCAGGTAATTCTTCAACATCAGGATCTTTAGATAAATCAATAGGTTCTCCTGCGGGTGGTGCGGGTGGTGGAGTCGCTCCTGCCGCTGGTGGTGCTCCTGCGGCATCAGTTGGTGGTGGTGGTGCTCCTGCTCCCGTTAATGCTGGATCCTCAACCGGTGGTGGAACATCTTGTTCCATGATATACTTATTTATTGATTGATATCTTGCAATCTCATTTAATATTTTTTCGTCAATTTTCATCTTATCCGTTCAATAAAGTTTTTATACCATTTTTGGTTTCTACTTGAATTTTTTTGAATGTCTTCATTGTATTGTCAACTCTTTCAATCAATCCGTCTTTTATTCTTACAGTATAACAATCTCCTGTGTCTAAATCACAAACTTGTTTAGTACCATCACCCATATCTTTTTCTGAAACTCTTGTATTTTTACCCAAGTAGTTATCTAATATTAATTTAGTGTTCATATATGTTTTTATTTATAAATATCATGTTTATTGTAAAATTGCCGTTAATACATTTGCCGCGCTTATAAACTCCTGTCTTAATTTATCTATTTGATTTTTGTCCTTTTCAATTTGAGTATAAACATTAGAGTTTTGGTTTACAGGATAATACAAAACATAAAGTTTTGCATATATAAAAGGTAATTCATTATCCCCAAAGTTTTGTAATTCCGCTTTAATATTTGTTGGTAAATTTCTTACTGAATAATGAACAAAGTTTAGAAAATCATATAAACTTCTGAACGAAACCACCGGAAGGTTAGGGTTAGACCCTCTAGAAACACAATAGTATCTTCTGTTTATATACTCAAAAAATTTATCAGCATAAACTTGAGTTAGATCAATAGTGCTAAAATTATTCTCATATGCTTTTATTTCTGACCCATTACCAGTTCCTGAATCGACAAATACAAATGTGAACATTAAAGATACTAAATCACCAAAAGTACTTCCGGTTTGAGAATATTTATTATCTAAAAGAACTTGTACAATTGTATTATATAAATCTTTTGTAGAAAACGAAGTCGGTGTTGGTTCATCGGTTGCAACAAATCCTTGATATCTTGACTTTATTTGTGCCGCACAATCTTGATTTTTTGTTAATGTATCTTCACTACTTAAATTAGCAATAGTATTAGCCGCTTGTATTTGTACATTCTCTGATTTAGCTTTGTTTAATTCTTCATTTTCTCTAACTTTAGTTTGTAATTGAGAAACTAATTTTTCATTTAATGTCTGTAAAAAATTATCAACTGTCGGTAAACTATAGAATGGTTGTCTAATTCCTTCAAATTGTGTTTTGAATCCGTTTTCAGAAACATCATGAGTAACTTTAGTGATCATATATGGTCCTGAAAACATTGGTATATTTCTAATATTAAAATACATCATTGGTTGGATTAACGCACACCCCATCATATCAACAGAACATGAGTAACTTCTATTTTTGTATAAGTTATACAAGGAAACATTTTGAGTTGTTGATCTTCTGTTTTTACCTAAGTTAGCCATTTGGTTTAAAACTTCCAATGATTCTGATGTTGGTTTACCAGGATCCTGAGCAACACTGAACGATGTAAATATTTGTTGATTCTCTCGTGTGATATCAACATTAAAACCTACAATCTTATTAGATTTATCCCAATCATTTTTATTTGTCAAGTTTTCAACTAATGGATTGTCGCTTGCCCTTCTTAAATCAAAAGCATCATCTCTAAATCTATAATCAATATTGTCATTCAAGTTAAGATGTTCACTTGGTTTGTTTACATAATAACAAAGGAATTTAGGAGAACTTTGTCTATAATCCACATTTAAATAAGTACCAAACATCATATTACCAACTTCGAGTGTTCCATCAGGTCTAGGTGTTGCGTTTTTTTGTGCGTCTTGCACATTATAAAAATTAACATAAGACGGTAACATAAAGTGTTGGAAGTTATTCTGTACTAAAATAGTTGTAACCATGTCAAGTAATGTGTTCTTATATGAGTTTGACCCTGAGTGTTTTTCTGTTGCACCATCTTCTAATAAATTAATAATACCAAAAATGTCCACTAATATTTTATCTCCAACATTTCTACTAGCTCTATCAACCAACATAACATCTTCAAAAAGTGTTTTATTTTGAAAATCAAATCCTGCAATCCATGTGTCATTTAACGCTTTAAATGTCTCCCAAAGTTCTGTTCTTGTTTGTTCTGTAAAACCTGCTTCTAAACTAGCCCTATTTGCACTATCGTCATTGTTTATGAAAACATTAGGTAAACCATTTCTTACAACTGGTAACATAGTATTTAAAACAGTCCCAATATAAGTTTCAGAATCTATTAAATAATTGTCCATCAAGTTATAAAAACTTGTAACATTTAAGTTACTGTTTAATAATTTTTGAGTTGCAAATATTTTAATGATTGGTGAAAAATCTTGAACATTTTTTTCATTAAACGCAACATTCATATTAATAAAAAAGTCCGTAATATAAGAACCACTATTTTTATATTCTAACTGAGGTATTGTTGATGTCCCAACATATTTTTCTAAAGCCAACCAAGTTTTTGGATTTTGTTGTTTAGATTGTGATAAACTTACTTGTGGTGGTAAATTTCCTTGTTCGTATGGTGCATAAATAATCGGTTCCTCAATATATCTTGTTGAAAATGTATAGTATAATCTTTTATTAAAATTACTTGGATTTCCAAATTTAAATGCGACATTGTAATTAACAAATTCTCCCAATACAAATTGGAATCTTTGGTTTTGTTGTGTAATTACATTTTCTAATTTTGTTTCTGGTGAGGTTCCTGTTGGTTTATTTATTATTAATAAAGACCTCATTAAGTATTGAAAATTTTTATAACTTTTTTCTTCTTCACTTACGCCATTAAGCAATCGTTTTGATCCAGGAAAACTTTCCTCTTGTACAAGATAGTTGGGTAATGTGTCGTTATAATCGTAAACAGATCTGCTGAAGTTTAAAAATTCCGACTCAAACTTATCCATTAATTCAAGTTCAAATGTTGTGAACAACTCTTCAAAGTTACTGTATTGTGTTATATCACCATATAATGAAAAGTTTTGTTGGCTAGATTGGTTAAACAATATTTTTTTAAGGTAGGTATCGGGACTATTTTTTACAATTTTTGAATTATCAAACCATCCGTATTGTGGTGCGTTCCAAAATAACCTAACACTACCATTAAACATTGCTGGATTATTAGATAACTCAACTTTCATTTTTTGATTCTTAAACGCTTCAACTTTTGCTTGATTAATATTAGAACCAAATGAAGGCAAAACATAATATGAATCAGGAAGTAATGTACTTCTAACAACAACAGACCAAGGACTAACTCTCATAGATCTTTGATTACTATTTGGGTCAAATCCTGATGTTTCAAAAATTGTTGAGTTTTGTGTGTTAAACATCATTAACTTATTGTCGTTAAGATAATTTTGTATTTGTTGTGACCCAATTCCCTGAACATAAGCATTTTGAACAACAAAGTTTGATGTGTTTGCCGTTTGTATTGTTGAGGTTTGGTATAATCCTATTCCTCCTGTTGAACCTGAAACTTGTGATGTAATAACAACATTACCATTAAGGTTCTGTCCGTTTAATATTGATCCATTTGTAACCACATTATTTGAAATTGCAATCACTTGTATTGGTGGATTCAACACAGTATAATTATATGTTTCTGCCGATGTGCTTGTTAGTTCATAAATTTGAGTGACTCCTGTAGTTGCACTGTATATATTTAAAACTGTAACCGCAGATGTAGATGGGCTACCACCAATAATTTGTCCTGGTTGTATTGGGTATGGTGTTGTATTTGTTAAGTAACCATATGACCCCAACACAAACGGTAAGGTTGTAAATGCGGCGCTAAAGTTTAATGGTGTGGTATAGTATCCAATACCTCCTGTTGTACCAGTTACTTGTGTCACTAATTGTATATTAGCATTTAGTGAAGGAATAAAAATTGTATGTGGTAAAGTAATAAAGTTATTTGATATACTATTAATTGTAATACCAGTACCATTTGTGGAACATGTTCCCGTAACTTGTATAACATTACTTGCTCCCGTAATTGTTTGTACAATACATGTTCCCGAAACTTGTGTTTGACCACTAAACAATTTAAGACCTTGTATAAACACATTAAAGTCATCCATCAATTGTGGGTAGAATCCTGTATTAATATCCGTAAATGATGGAGATCCTGTTGTGGTATCCAAAACTAAATTTTTTTGTGTCCCATCAACAACAAGATTATAGTTATATGTTGCGGCGGAAGTCGCAGGATCCCAATTTTCTAAATAATTAAAGTCTTTCCACACATCATCTAATATGTCGACTCCTGTATCTCTATAAATTTTATATCGGTGCCAAATTGATCCGTATTTTAATATCCATGCATATGGTAACTTATGTACAGCCCCAAACTTTTTTAGTGTTGCAACAATGTAATCTAAATCAGTTTCAGTTTCATTGGCATATGTCTTATATTTTTCTTTTAAAGTCGCTAAAGGCAAACTGTTTAAGAAAAGATAAGCAGCATTTTTGTAAGGATATAAATCATTTTGTTTGTATCTGAAATTAAATACCCCCTGTTGTATCGCATTAATAAAATATGGGGTATTCAACATTGATGTCGTTTGAGAATCTGTTAAGTAGTTGGTATAGTTTTCATAATTTAAATTACCTTCAGTAATCAACTGACTTGCAAACCCTCTTGTTTCATAAAAAGTCTTAAGGTTTGATGTGTCGATTGTGACATTTAAATTTATAAAATTAAAATGTGTAAATGGTCTTTTGTCGTTATTAGTATCTGAGAGCGTAAAGTTTGTTACGGTTTTATGGACTTCATTATAACCTATAACTAATTTAGTGTCTATTACATCTGTAACATTATTTAAACTTTTCCCATTAGCCATATTTGTTTTAACCCAAGAAAAATTTGTAAATGGGTATGTATCCACAAAATCAAATTCGTTAGATACTGATGAATTACTTAAGTACTTATTTATGTTTGTAATATTATTAGCGTTTGATAACGATACGGATGGTTGAGATTTAAGAGATGAAAAAATAGACCCATTGTAAATAACATTTGGGTTAGCCGCATCATTTTTTAGGTATGGGGTTACAAATTCACCTCTAGAGAATGTTTGCCAACTCTCACCTTGACCTTGATTTGATATATGCATTAAAAATGGGACATAGTTGTTTGAATCTAAAAGATATTCTTTTAATTTTTTAGATAAGAATGGATTGTCATTGCCTAAACTTTGTAGGATATTTACCGCTTCACTATCAGACTCAACTTCATATATACTTAAATTATATCCACTCTTTCTATTGAATCTACTATAATAAGAATTAACAATAAGTCTTTCGTAAATCTCATAAAAGTATTTAGATTCTTCTTTATTTTGAAAGACCTCATTTGAGATGGGGAAATCAATCGAATTTAAAGATTCTCTTAATGGTTGGGTGTTACTATCGAATACTTGGAAATCAATATCCTTATCGGCCAACCTTTCCGTATACCCTTTAATAAATTGTTCAACAAATTCAACTTCAGGCCAAACTTCAGGGCTATACGCCCTATAAGTACTTGCTACGGTTTGATCACCAGGATAAATAACTTCAAATTTTTCTTTATTATCCTCACCAATACTTTCTTTAATTACTTGTGGCCATGGATAAATTGGTTCGTTGTTTTGTGATGATGTTTTTACATCAACGCTAGGTGCTGCGGAAATATTACCAAATATTGCCGCTCTTCTAAATTGATTTTCTCTTTGGTCCCAAGCTTTTTTATGAACCTCATCTAACAATCTAAGAAACGCTTCTCCTTGACAATAAAAGACTGCAAGTATATTTCTAATTGATGGTACGAATCCCAAACCACCATTACCTTGTGCGTTAAATTTTGTAGCTAAAGAGGCACTTATTTCATATTCAATTTTTTTTCTAAATTCAGATACCTTTTTTGCCATAGAATCTGTTATTGACATAAACGAATTTGAACCCTCAAAAAACCAAACGGTGTTATTATTTTTCTTTAAAATTCCCTCTAAAGTTTGTTTAAAGTTAATAATAACAGCATCACTTTCTTTATAATCTCCTTTAGGTGCATTTTTTTGTGAAACATAGGTTGTAACCAAATCAATTTGATTTATATCAACTTGTTTTTTTAGTTTTCCTACCGAAACATTTGATGGTATGTCTGACTTAGTTTTTATACCACCAATTGTGTAACTACCATTAATCCCAAAAATACTATTTTGACCTAAGATGTCATTATATTGTTGTATGTCTCCTTCAAGTTTTGCGACCGCAATACCTCTTTTTTCTAAGTCTAATACTTCCTTAAAAACAAATGTATTTTCTTTTGTTTTTAACACAATAGGATTTTCTCTATCCATGTTAGTTGAAAACCATGATCCATTCCCATATAGGAATATAATTTGTTGGTAGGTTAAAAGATTGTTTGTAAAGAGCGTCATGTCTGTAAGAAGACCCATGTTTTCCTTTTCAAATTGAGCTAAAACATCTGTTATAAAGTTTTGTAATCTATATTTTAATTGTAGTAATGTTATCTCAGGAAAGTTATCAGGAATAAGTCCTTTAGATTTATAATCAGAATAAATCTCTTTCATTTTTTGATATCCTCTACTCACAGTTTGTGGTGCGGTAACAGAGTCAGAACCAGATGTGGTATTACCTTGTTGTTTAACTACAGGTGTTGTGGTAATTGTACTTTTATACATTTGAGGAACCGCCATTAAAGCTCCAAAATTTACATAAGACAACAAAGTATATTTGTACCCATAAAACTTTAATTTAATTTGAAAGTTGTGCGTTGATGGGTCAAATGTTGATGTAAAAGACTGTAACATTATAGGAAACTTAATTGCTTTCCCATAGTATCCTTTTAAGGTTAATGTGAATTGTGGGTATGGTAATTGGAAAAACGCAGCATATGGTGAGTTGTTTCCACCTTCAAATAACGCTCTACCTTTAACATCCTCTAAATCAACATCAATTACAGGTAAAAAATCTGTACCAATTGATACCCTAATGGCTTTCATACCTAACAAACCATTGTCTACCGCACCTGGAGTACCATTAGACCAAAGGTTTTGTGTCATATAATAATCGTCAGATTTATTTGGGTTTTTTACCGAGTTTTGTTTTGGTTGATTTACACCCTGACCTGAAAGAGTATCCTTGCCCGTTACTTCATCCGCCCAATTGGTATCCATGAATGTTTTATTTCCGGGATTTAAAAAATTAATTTTACTAACTGATATAGTTCTTGATGAGTCGTTCATTGCGGTACCAACCGCTAACTTTGTTCTTGGTAAAACATTGCATTCTAAATTAGCATAATAAACTAAGTTTTCTTGTTTAACCAATCTATCGCTAACATTACCAAGTTCATCAACAGTTTTATTTGGGTCAATTAAACTAATGTTATCATAATCAAGTTCAACTAAAATATTTTCTTGATCACCTACCATAATAGAAGAAATAGTTTTCGTATGTATTTTTATAGTCTTGTAGTGAAGCAACCAAAGGAAATGGAATTGTTAAAACTGCTCCATCAGGGATTGAGTATTCATCTCCTGAATATTGGGGGTTTGCCGCTTGTATTAACCACCCAAAGTATGGTGTGTTATAATAAAGTTGCGATACTTTATCCAATCTAGATTGTCCAACAATATAGATGTAATTTTTATCAGATGATTTTGAGGGTAATTGCACATACGGTACAACAGTTTGTTCACCATTGAGCAAAAAATCCGAATACCTATTCCAATATTGATATGCCATAATTAATTAAATGTTACTTTCCCGTTGAATGTTGATTTTTGTTCATTCAAGTTATTTTTTGAATATAAGTCTTTAATTCTTTTAGTTTTTGTGTTTAAGTTGCCTTCAGCCGGAGTTTTGTAACCACAAGTTTTTACTGTGTTATCTGGTATCTTCCAAGTTGAGGCTTGTATATAAATTGGGTCGTCAACTAACTTTTTCAATTCTCCCTCCCAATAAGTTTTAAAAGGTGCGAATTGTGTGTTTTTTAAATTTTCACATGTACTTTTAATAAGATCAACCAAATTAGTATCACCTTTAACTTCATTACCGCTTGTCAACTCATTAACCATTGTTTGGTATTTATTTTCAGTTAAGAAGAATGGCGACATAAGACTATAATATCTATTAGTAGGACAATCAACAAAGAAAGATTGGTTTAACCCAACAACAACAGACGAACAACCACTTCCACTATCAATAGTAGAGTTACTTTTCTTAAAGTAATCACCTGTAAATCCTCGAGCATAAATTAAACCATTAAAACTTTCAATAATATTTTTCACTTTAAATGTGAGTACATCTATAATAGATCCGCTATTTTCGTTTACACTGAAGAATGTATCACCACTTAAGTCATATAATAATGGTTCGTTTGTCCCTTGTAACCTTCCATCTAATTTTGATGATACCACATCTAACCGTCTAAAAATATAGTTCAATTCATTTTCTACAGAAACTATGTTAGTCGTGTTGTTAGTTATTGAGTTTAATATCTCCCCTTTACCTGTAGAGACTTGTATTTTTAATTTTTCTTCTAATTCTCTTTTTTGTTTTCCGGTTATACCGCCCGATTTATTTATTGCCGCAAATAAAATTGGGTTATCTCCTTGATTAATGTCTTTTACTACCTCACCATATAAATCATCAACAAAATTTTGATACTCATTAGACTTACCGTAAATAACGGTATCAACCGCTTCATTTATGTATCCACAAAGTTCACCTTTAGTATAGTTGTTATTTTTCATAGCAATTAAAGTTGCTCCATATGAATAATCCAATGTTGTTTTACTCAACATATCGCTATAGGCTTTAAAATACTCTTGTAATTTTCCTTCTAACTCTGTATATATCCCTGCGTAGTCCATAGTAGTCCCATCGACCACTGTACCAACTGTATCTCCACCTTTTTGTGGTTGTACACTATTAATTTGATTGACTTGTTGCTGACTAACAGGTGGAACTCCTCCTGTTATTTTATTTACAACATATTTGTCTAACTTACTTGTGTCTTCAGTTGCGGTCGCTCTTTCGTCATAAATTTCTGTATTCGCATAAAAATTAAATGAAAGTGCGTTTTGTAATTGTTGTACAGGTTCTTTAAGTCCCATACCTCCAATAATATTAAATCCCAATGTTACTTTTGCTAACATTGGTTGTATTCCAATACCTTCAGGGTTTAAATCTAATCCTTCAAATGTAAGACCAAGTTGTGTTGGTATGATTTTAGTATTGAAAAAGTCACCAATTCTTAACACTAAAACCGGTGGTGCCCCAAATGAAGTATTTAATGCGTCGTTATATTTTGGTCTACCGTCAGGTCCAATAATAGGAATTGTTTGTCCAGGTCTTGTACACTGATGTAAAAATGTTAATCTAGCATTTAAACCTTCAGGTGTCATTGAGTGGAATGATGGGCTAAAGAATTTAACTCTATCTTTAATGGTGTCGTAGATCATCGGATTGGTTTCTTTAATAACCTCAAAATAATCACATTCCGTAAATAAATTTCTTAATATTTTTTTAGAAATTCCTTCTTTTAATTTTTGTTCAATAGTAATTTTAGGTTCGGGTTTGATACTTTGAGTAATCCCTGTTAGAATATTTTGTGGGTTGTTACTAGTTGTTTCAATTACCACAGGTGGTGGAATAACGGGTACTTCAGGTTTCTTTTGTACTGTTGCAACAATTTTATTTATGGCAACCCTTCTACATGCCATTGCAGGAACACTATACCATTCGGCCTGTGAGGTCACTTTAGGTGGATTATAAAATGCATCTTTAACATTATTTCTACAATCAACACTCGAAGTTAAAATATTTCCTCCTTGAGCATTATTAACACTTACATCGGTAGGTGTTTCCGTAGCTGCCGCCTCTGCTCTTGTTTTAGCAATTACAATTTCTTCACCATTAGGGTTTAATACAAGATTAAACTTTTTATCGTCATAATATTTTTTAATTGTTGTACCTCCTGAAAGTGGTTGTTGTAAAAACCATTGGAGTACTGAATTATTTCTTCTTTCAGAGAGGGATTGATTATACGACACTGCCGCAACTGCTGAGGCCGAACCTATCATTTCAATATCAATTTTACCATTTTGATTTACCAAAATCTCTTCTATCTGTTTTAATAATTCTGTTGAAATAAAATTAAAATTACCAATAACAACTTCATTAAAGAAATTTTGAACTCCTGATCCTAAAAATACATCAGTACCTGATATAACTTTTTGTGGTGCTTGTGTTGTGTAAACACCATTTTGTAAACCCAAGTATGCATTATAATAATCATTATATGGACCAGTTGTTAGCTTTGATTTTGGAATGTCATTATGGAAATAAAAACCATATCCCTCATATTTTGATGTCAAATCAACAGTTTCAAATTGTGGGTTTTGGGCTTCTTGATTTCCATTTGCGGTAGAATTTGGGATATCGTCGGCGTTTGAAACCTTACCTACATTACCGCCTTCATTATTGACAGGAATACTTTGTAAAACTTGTATTTGTTCTTCGGAAGTTAATCGTGGGTTATTTAAAATTTGTTGGTAAGTATATAAATCTTTAGAGGGTATTGTGTTAAACTTTGCCGCCAATTCATATAAATCATACTTCATACAACCTGCAAAAAACGAATCAATAATACTTTGTACTCTATCTTTATTAGCTCCCTTCATTTGTTTTTCAATGATTGTATTCATCATGGCTGGATTATCAACAATAATTGTCCAACTTAATTGTCCACTTCTAGCGGTGTTTTTGTAGGTATATATTGGTTCAGGTCTACCTAAGAATGTTGTTGGGTTAAATTCAGGTCGTGAATCATCAGAGAATGTTAAGTTATAAGGTGGGAACCACATAATTCTTCCTCCATTAGGCCCTTTCTCACATGTTGGTAATTCATCGTAAGTAAATCCAGGTCTATCTGAAGTTCTCCAAGCTAAGTTCTCAAGGGAGAACATATATTTTTTTACTTTATTGTCAACTATATTTGTTGATCCAGGGTTTCTTAAAGGAGCAATGTTCAAGTTATAAGTGTTATCTAACACTGAATAATCAAACTGACGACCTGTTTTGGTAATACCGTCAGATTTTTGTAAGTCAGCGTAAGTATAATAAGGGGTGTCTTTTTGGAAAACTCTACAGTATTCTAATCCTGCTTGTGTTCCATCCGCCTGATTAACATATGATAAAACTTGTGATCCTTTTGTTAATTCTTTGTACCCATCATTGAATACTTTTGAGACCTGATTAATTGCGGTTCCAACATGTTTTAATCTAGCCTGACCTTGTAATTGATCTGCGGATTCAATTAATCTTTGTGTGTTATATAAAATTGAGCCAGGTTTGAATGGGATGTCAACAGATTGGTATTGTAAGTAATCCGCAGATATTTGATTAAAGTCGTCATCAAGACTTCCCGCCCCACCACCTTGTGTTGCTCTAAAACCTGCGTTACCTTTGTATTTTGGTGAAGTCCAAACTAATTGCCCTGTAATACCACCACCGTCAGTATATGATTTACCTTTAAGACCAAATTTTAATTGACTTTCATTGCCTTCATATAATATTCCAAGTTCTTGTGGTCCATAAACAATTGTTGCTTGTTGTTCTCCAAACTGATTAACAGGTACTTGGTTTGGTGGCGAATCAATTAAACTTGGTTCTGAATTTGGGCTACCAACATAATATGTTCCAGTCTCAGGACTATCTTGACCAACAAGGGCGTTTGCCAATGCCGAAAGACCTTGTATTAACCCAATGTTATAAGACGGTCTATATAGGTTATAATTTAACGCAGCAAATAATGTTGATCTTGTACCATTACCTGAATTTGCAACAAAAATTTCTGATGGATTTCTAGTTTTATTTAATATTGGAGATAATAAACCACCCGTTAAATTATTAATGGTATTTAAAGCACCATTTTGTTGTTGTGGATTTACATAAGGCGAATTCTCATTAAAGTAATCACCCGGTATAAATGATACAGGAAAGTATGTACCTGTAATTCTGTTTATTAAATTAACGGCATTTGCTAATGGATTTTCAGGTACCGTAATCCTCCAATCTCTTATAAAGAATGGTTGTTGTCCTGTGGCTAATAAGCTAGCGGTAAATGGATCCGTTATGGTGTCTAAATTAATTACACCAAGTGTTGCCTGATTAATTTCTTGTGCAACCCTTTCTTCAAATGCAAACTTAAGTTGGGTTGCTCCTATCTTTGCTAAGTAACTATCCGAAGATAAAGACCCGTTTGAACCAATTGGGTCGTCTTGGAAAATAACATTATATAACGAATATGATGAATAGTTATAATACCCTGGATTCCAAAAAGGTTGATATATTGGGTTTGTTAGGAAAGTATCGGTAATTATAACTAAATCTTTATAACCACCTGAAGGTCCCCATTTGTTTGTTACATATGCAGACTCAATATAAAATTCGTTGATTAATGGTAGTCCCTCCATTTGACCAGAAGTCAAAGGATAATAAGGTCCTTGGTTTGGTTCTAAAACAGGTGTTAAATTTACACCAATAGGGACTCCAAATCCGCCTTCGGGTCCAAATTCATTTAAAGGATATAAATCAGACGCAAATAAATTTGTTGAGACATAGTTGTTTGGTGAGTCCGTAACATTACTAACGGTTAGATTAGTTTCATAATTAATTGGGTTACCAGG